TCACCTTCCTACACCTAAACTTTATAAATCTATTTTTATAGTTCATAAAGTCAATTGAGATGATATTGTACTTTTCATCATCAAATAGAATTCTGAAATCTGAAGTATTAATGTTCTTTAGACTATTTTGAAATCTCACAGTAAAAGAAATATCTGACCTATCTACTTCCATCCCAAGAAAAACTTCTTCTCCTTTACCTTGAAATGATATATAGGCTGATGTTTCTAGATAATCTGCCCATACCGATTTATGGTTACCAATTCCATCCACCTCAACATTTTTATTTTGAAAGGTAATTTTTCTATTTAAATCCGATATTTTCATTAGAACTCAGCCTTTCTCATTCCAAATAATAAAGCCCTTAGAGTTAAGTTTAATTCAGAATAATCTGCCTCTTCTCGGTGTTCATAAAGATAAGCAGTCATATATAATACAGCTATCTTTCCATTTGGATTTTTAGAAAGGTCTTCTTCACTATTAACTCTAGCTACATCCATGGAGTGCTTTATTGATGATTGGATGAGAGAATTAATCATCTCATCCTCATCATCAAAATCCACCCTTAAATAGGACTTTGCCTCCTCAAGAGTAATCATAATTTACTCCTTAGGCAGTAGCACCAATTTTTAATAGTTTAACTGCTTCTCTTAAAACTAAGATTCCATCAACTCTTTCCTTACCTAAGAAACCAACCATGCCATTACCAGCAAATAGTTCCTTTAAGTCTTGGAAAGATCTATTTCCTCTATCTCCAATCTTGTAATAAGAAAAATCGCCAAAGGCTACTGCCAATTTTCCTTTTTCAGCTTTTGGAGCAAAGGCAGATGTATAAGCAGGATATCCTAAAAGTCTATCTGGTTCCCCATCTTTAAGTGATGGTTGCCAAATATATGCACCATTAACATCCTTAAGTTTTCTAATTTGAGCAACTGTTGCATCATTTAAAATGAAGGCTGCATTTTTTCTGTATGGTCTGTCCAACTCATAAACTAAATCAATGAGTTCATCTGCAGTAATTGTTTGAGCCTTTGTTGTTCCTCCAAGTTCTCCACCCTTTTTAGAGTCAAAAATTCCTGTAGGTTTATTTACTCCATCTCCATTTAAGAAAGCGTCTTCTTCAGCATTTGCTAGTGCTCTAGTAAATTCTTCAGTGATGTATTTTTCTAGATTAAAGGCTGCATCATAGAGAAGTTCTTCAGTAACTTTAATACCAACATGGAGTTTATGCGCATCAAGGGATACTTGATCGAATGTGCCATCTCCAAAGGTTAGTTGACCACCTTCTTCTACCCATAGGGCTGCTGGCTTTGTAGCCGCAATATTGATTTTATGAAGTCCTGAAGTTTGAACTTTTGTAGCTAATTTTCTTACAATATTTTCATCTTCAAGTCCATTTACAATATCTGTTTCCATTTCTTCTGGAACTAAATATCCACCACTTTCATCTGTACCAACTTTTAATTCATTGGAAATATCTCTAAAGTTAGTTCTTAATGCCTTCATCATAGACTTCTTATAGACATTTCTTGCTATCATTGGTTTTTCTTCTTAGTTAAAAGTAGCAGGTTCATTTGTTAGTGCTTGACTAGTAGGTTTTTCTAAAGTTTTATCCATTTCTTCTTCCCTCTTCTTTCTTTCAATTTCACGAGTATAATTCTCGATAGTTCTTTCCATCTCTTCATATGTCTTAAAGTCTTCATCAGACATTAGACCATTTTCATCTTTCTTAGATTCAGCAAATGCCTTTGCCTCATCCCAAGATTTAGTTCTCTTTTCCATTAGTTCTTTTAAATTCATATAATTACCTCCAAGTGTTTTTAATTTTGTTTAATCTTTCTTCTATCTCACTCATTGAGTGAGTCTTTACTTCTTTATTTATCTTTGTTAAGAGCAAGTTTGTGACTGCTCGTCTTGAAAAAACCATGTTCGTGACTTTTTCATCTTTTCTTTTGTCAGTGAGAGTTCCATCACAAAAACCCATCTCAATAGCTTTGTTCTTATCAAACCAAGTTTCTCCATCCATTAGATTAGAAATCTCTTCTCTGGATAAACCTGTCTTAATCTCATAGGCATTGATGATTGATTCCTTGACTTCCTTTAACATGTCTATGGCTTTTTGCATTTCTTTTGAGTCACCAATGGCTACAGTTAAGGGGTTATGAATCATCATTAATGATGTTGGACTCATCAGCACTTCAGTTCCTGCCATGGCAATCACCGATGCTGCTGATGCTGCAAGACCGTCAATCTTAACGGTTACATTTCCCTTGTGTTCTAAAAGCATGGTGTAAATTCTTGATGCAGCTATACAATCTCCACCAGGGGAGTTGATCCACACAGTTATGTCTCCACTTTTATTTTTTAATTCACTGGCAAATAGCTTAGGAGTCACATCGTCATCAAACCATGAATCTTCAGCAATAACTCCGTCAATGTATAAGACATTTTCATTATTTGACCAGTTCCAAAATATTTTTTTATTCAATATATTGTCGCCTCAATTCTTCAAGTCAGCTCCATCACAATTTTCTTATCTCCCTTTGGTCGATGAAAATTGGACTTCGTTACATCTGACCTACCAACGATTCGTGCTAAGCACTCATCGGGTTAGGTCATAAAAAAGAGCCTTGGCGTTTTTTCTCTATCAAACCAAGACTCTTCTGCAATAACTCCATCTATATAGAGTTCATTTGAACCCTTTTTCCAATTCCAAAACATTTTATTGCTCTTCATTTGGACTTATCACTTCTCCTTTCTGCTGATAGAAACTACCTGCCTTATCAAGTGGTAGCATATTTCCATTTACAAGATATAGGTCACCACCTTCTTCAGCTGAAATCCTATCTAGGTTTTCTAATTCTCTTATGTCATTTGCACTCATCCAGCCATTTTGTCTTCCTACAGCATATCCATTCATCCTTGATTCATAGTCTCCTCTTAGAAGTCCGTCAAGGTTGAATTTAATAAAGTAGGATTCTTTTTCTTTCTTTGTTAGTAGTGCTCTTTCTAAGGATTGCTCCCAACGAACAATCCAAGGGTCAAGAGTGTATTTAACAAACTCAAGTGACTACTGTTCTATATTTGAAAATGACGACCTCTCCAAGTCACCAATCATATGAGGTGGTATTCTGAATATCCTTGCTATCTCATTTAACTGAAACTTTCTTGTTTCCAAAAACTGGGCCTCACTTGGCGCTATGGCTATGGGTTGGTATTTCATTCCTTCTTCAAGTACAGCCACTTTGTTGGCGTTCTTAGGCCCTTGAAAGGCAGCATTCCATGACTCTCTTACTCTTTCTGGGTCTTTAATAATTCCTGGATGTTCTAAAACTCCACCTGGTTGTGCTCCATTTTGGAAAAAGCTAGCACCATAATCTTCACATGCCATAGCCATACCAATGTCATTTTTAGCCATAGTAATTGGCGAGTATCCAATAAGTCCATCAAAACCAAGTCCTGGTATATGAAGGACATCTTCTTTTAAAAGATAAACTTCTTCTGATTTATGACTGTATTTATAGAAGATTTCTCCATCTTCACTTCTCATTACAGTCATATTGTTTGGCATTAATGGATAAAGACCAATAACCTCATTTCTGCCATTTCGAATTATTTGAGCATAAGCATTACCCCATAATAGAAGATGGGTCATTAGTGTTTCTCTAAATACAAATGAAGTCATTTCAACATTTGGTTCATCGTGTAAAAGAAAATATATAGCGTGTTCTTTTGCTTTTTCCTTTGAGTTTGAATCTCCTCTTTTATATAGATGAAGAGGAAGCCCTGCTAAGGTTTCAGCAAGAACCCTCACACACGAATAAACTGCCGTCATCTGCATGGCAGTAAATTCGTTGACATTCCTTCCTGCTGTTGTTCTCCCAATTAAAAAAGACGATGAAGATATCCTCTCCCCGTCTTTAGGTTTGTCTCTCGACTTACCTGTGCCCTTATGGGCAAATATTAAATTTAAAATGTTTATATTACCACCTCCTAAAATTTTAATCATTTGTGATATAATGTTAATATATTTATTGGAAGGACAAACTATGAACATATATATCGACGAATCAGGAACAATTAATAATCAACTTAAAAATGAATACTTCATTATCACGTTAATTATTCCAGATAATTCTAATACTTTAAAAAGATCCTATAAACGTTTTGTAGCATCTAATCTTGAAGAGCTTAAAAGAATAGACAATAGGCAAAAAATGTTTTTAAATGGAGCATTTCATGAGTTAAAAGGTTCTGCTTTTGATAGACCCATGAAACAAAAATTTATAAACTTCTTTGCCAGAAAAAGCAACTTCAGTCTTTTCTATATAAAAGTTGACAATTCAAGACTCAAAGATACTTTTTGTTCAAATACATCTAGAGTTTTCAATTACCTATTAAAAATATCACTGGACTACTTCATAAGAAATAATTACATACCAAGTGAGAATCATCTTTTACAACTTGATGAAAGAAATGAAAGAACCGAATCGAGATTCTTTCTTGAGGACTATTTAAACACTGAACTTTGCATAACTGGAATTAATCAAGGAAATTTTGCGGTTTCATATTTTGACTCTGCCAATAACTCAAATATTCAAATCGCTGATGTTTTCTCAAATATCTTGTATTCTCATCTTAAAACAGGTAATTACGCAGATGAGTTTAAAACTTTAAGAGACAATGGTATCTTAAAATATATTTTTGAATTTCCCCTATAAAACTTGACTTTTTTCTATTTTTAAAGTATCATAATTATACCAACAGTAAGTCTTATTCAAGTGCCATTATCTAGGTAAGCGATATGTGTTATCG